TCGGCTACGACGACGTTTGACTTCCAGTGGAGCCGCCTCAACAGGCGTGTCTAAAGTATATCGCACCCAGCCATTTTTCTCATCTTCTACGGCTTCAAGCTCCATAGTGGCAACCTTGGCACCGTGAACTTCATGAGACATGTAAATAACAGCCATAATTTCAGAAGGGGGTGATTAGCCCCCTAGTTGGTTAGCTTGCGCCGTGGATAACGCAGAAGTTGATGACAACAGCTTCAGACAATGTGCCGCCTGAAATGTTACGTAACGTGATGCTGACAGAACCAGTAGCAAGGGAGTTGGCAAATGCGTTGTATGAGCCCGCTGTAGCTTGACCACCAGAAATAGTTAAAATTACGGTGTCATTTGCACTGATACTGCTGTTGTTTAACGTGAATGTTGCGTTAGTGGCTGTTGCCAAAGACGCATTATTCATTGTGATGCGGCCCATGCTTTTGTCTAGCGTTACCGCTGTTGATTTGCTTGTCGCTTGGGTCACTGTACCTTGAGCAGACGCGGCGTAACCGATCTCCTCAGTTGCGTACATCGTACTGAATTCGGGATCTAAATACGCGACGCCAATGGCTTTTGTGTTTGATGGCATGATTTTTTCCTTTAAAAATAGGGGCTGAAGCCCCTATTTAGGTTTAAGCAATACGATACAAAGTGTATGCAGCATCGCCTGTTTTGCGGAACATGAACTGCGCTGCGCCACCAACACCTGCCGCGCTGCCAGTAATAGCAACAACCAAGTTGCCAACCGCAGTGATGCCAGTTCCAACAGCCATTGTGATGAGGCCGGTGGAAGTGCCGAGGTTAATAACAGTCAAATTGAACGTGCTGCCAATTTTTGCGTTAGTTATGACCGCATCAATTGCGGTTGCCGTTGGCAAAGTGTACGTAGCAGCGCTTGTGGAGGGGTTACCCACCAACAAGTTGCCCGTAATTTGTGCAGCGGTCAGGGTTGCGGTTGCGGTTGCGGTCTGTGGAGCCGCTGTTGTAAACAAGTCGATTTCGTTCAGGTTGCCGTCACCGACTTGGTATCCACCGCCAGAATTAGGTAATGCCATGATAATTTTCCTTAAAAAGAGTTTCTAATTAACCCCAGATGCGGCAGGCCATCTGTGGACGAATTGTGCTGAAGCCATACAGAACGTCAATACGGCAAGGCATACGGTCGTTGTTGATGTCGTACTGACGAACAACGCGCAAGCTAATACCGTTATGAACTGCGCGAGCAGCCATATCGACACCTTGGGGCAGCAACAAATCGGCGGTCGCAAAAGTGATCGCATCTTTGTGGTAAACCAAGTTCTGGGGGTACTGAGTGCTGGCCGTACCGACAAACACGACGGCTTTGCTGGTAGCAGGCAAAGTCAGCATGGTGGCCAGAGCATGTGCTGCTGAGTACATTGGCGCAACAGTCACAGTGGCAGTTGTAGTGGTTGTTGAAGAGGCCAAAGCAACAAACTGGAACAACGAACCAGTGGATTCACGGGTTTGTGGGTTCACAGAGTAAACATCAGCAATCGTAAACACATCACCAACAGCGATAAGTTCACCAGAGCCGACAGTCAATGTCAGAGTAGATGCACCTTCAGTTGTCACAGCAGCGCCGGTAGTGTTGCCAGTGGCAGCGCGTGTACCAGTGGTGTGTTGCTTGATTGACTGAGACATATTGACTTCGTCAAAGCCCAACACGCCAGTGCCCATCATGCCGTTCTTGAACTGCTTGCTGACGGTGTCAGTGGGGTTGAACAAACCTTTCATGCCTTCAACCAAACCAGCGTTTGCAGCAGGATTAACTGTTGCATAGCGTGGGGACATTACAGCAGCGTTTTCGTTCAGTTTTTGTTGCGCTTGCAACAGAACCAAAGAAGTGCCTGGAGTGGTGCCTGGGGTGCCAACGGTGTTACCGATGGTTTTGTACGCATTGGCAACGTCAGCATCAATGCTGGATGCCAACTGGCTGATACGAGGCTTCAACACACGTTCTGCAAAGTCGTCCAATTGCATGGTCAATTCAGCAGATGTAAAGTTCACGCCGACGTGCTTTTGTGAAGCAACAGTCAGAGTGGTGAACTGTTCGTTGTCGTCCTGAACTTGCAGAGCGGCACCGTCAGTTACCAGAGCGCGGTCGGGTAAACGGATACGCAATGTAGAACCGATCTTGGCACCTTCAACAGCAAAGCTGTCGTCGTACTGACGGTTTACGTTACGGGTGATCACCAGGTTGTTCTCGAGAATTTCGAGAGCTTTACGGGTGATCATGTCAATCGTTAAGATACTATTAGCCATGAAAAAAGTCCTTTAAAAATTATTTAGCGGTTGGCTTGTGCTTCCCACTTTTTTCGTTGTCTTACTCTTTCAGCTTCAATCCACTGCGAATCCGTCATGGTCTTGGTAGACCGTGGATCAGTAGTGTCATAGGCTGGGCTCCCAGAGGAGCGAGCAGTGACAGGCGAAATCGGTGCTGGCGCAGACGTGGTTCGTTTCACGGGAGGATCACTGGCCATTTTGGCCTCAATTCTCCCAATTTCTTTAGCCTGCACGATAGGCGCAAGACGAGAGATTCGTTCCGCTTCCTTGGGGTTGGCACCGAGGTAGTAAGCTACTTCAGGGCCGATGTCCGAGGCTCGGATCGACTCAGCCATCACGTCAGTAATTGGAAGTTTTGGGTTGTATGCGACTTGTTCAAAGTCATCATATTTAGCCCGCGCTTCTTCTTCCTGTTCGTGATAAGCATCAAGAATTGCAGATTGCTGCCGTGCTTGTTCTCGCTGGGCAAGCAGTTGTTCAGCTTTCTGGTAAGCCAATGCGTCTGCATAGGCTTCAGTGCTTTCAAACTGATCGACCGACGGGATCGTTGCTGGCGCTCTCAGCGTTTGCGTTTCCGCTTGGCGTTGAGTCTGCTCTCTTTCCCACTTACGTTGTTCTCTTGCAAGCCTTTTGCCAATTGCTGCATCAAGCTCTTCTTGGGTAAAAACCCGTGAAAGCTCTTTTGCTTCATCAGCGACTTCCGGCGCATTTACATTTGCTTCAGGAGTGGCCGTCACTTCTGCTGCGGGCGCGGAGTCTACTTCCGCTAAGGGTTGTTGGACTTCTTCAGTCATTTTTGAATCTCAAAGATTCCCTGGTGATCCGCACCAGTACGGGTTTTTGTCATTATGCCGTCAATGCGGCAACTTTGGCTTGGAAATCTTTAACCCGAACGTCAAGGCTGGCTTGATCAGCCGTCAGTTTGGCAGCTAACTCATCCAAGCGAGTTTGATTTTCGCTTTGTCGGCGTTCGCGGGTAGCAAAAGTATTTTCGCGTGTGGTCAATGCAGCTTCCCGCTCGGCGCTAGAAGTTTCAAACGCCTTAACTTGGTTGGCCAAATCAAGCTCGCGGGCAGCAAGCTCGTCAGCCTTAATTTTGGAGCTATCGTTTTTGTCTTTGGCTGACGCCACCATTTCTGCGGCTTGAGTTTTGGCAGTTGCCAATTCTGCGGCAGCTTTGGCACGGTCAACCACTGCGTCTTGGGCAGCGGATAACGCACCTTGGCGTATGGCCAATTCATCCCGCAAAGCGGCCATAGTGGCCAAATCTACAGGCAACTGCTTGGTGAAATATTCAACGTAATTCAAGGCGGGGGTATCGTTAGAAATGTTCATTTTGGCCTCGTTATGAATAGTAAGTAATGTTTAACTTTGCGCTAGCGGCTTGTTCAATAAATTGAATTTGCGACAGATCACCGTCGTATTGCAAAGTAACACCGGCTGCCAAAGGCATACCAACAGAAGTTGTAGGTGCTACACCATCATCACGCCAGCGCACAGCTTGGGTTTCGGGGGTAATGATTGCAATGCGGGGGGTGCCTGCCAAACCATTCAAATCTCTAGCTGGTACTGTTAATTTAGACGCCGAACTAAGACTTGTGATCTGCTGGTACCCCATCGTAGAGGTAATTGCTTTGAGGTTAATAGCCATTCAAAATCTCCTTCTTTCGGTAAATGACCGAAGTTTAACCAACAATTGATCTGTGTTAATTGTTATTGAACTGTATGTGATAACGGCATTTTGACCTGTTACGCCATACGTTCCCGAATCACCCAGTAAAAATCTGCCTTTGGAAAGTGTAGCAGATTGTCCAGTTATGGTATAGGAGCCGTTGTTTGCCGTTATGGTGTAACCCCCACCAGGAGGTGCTGTAAATATCCATCCTGAGTTATTGCCGCCATCTGTAGAATTTGCCCCCGCGTACCATCCTGCACCGCCTGTAGCTGTAGACCGACTGATAGACAAGAAGTCTGCGCTTACAGTACCGCTTGCTTTGGATAGGGTATGGCTTGCGGCAGTCACAGAGCCAATGGTTAGAAGTCTTGTGGATTCGCCACTTGCATTCCAATCAGCAAATGTGCTAGTTGTTCCAGCAGTAAATAAAATAGATGCGGCACTTGTGCTTTTACGAGTATTGGTGATGTTGCTAAATGTGTTTGAGCCTGTGATGGTCAAAGCACCAGCACCACCTTGGTTTAATGTGCAGTTAAACGTAGAGCCACTACCAACAAACGTCTTGGCAGTTGCGGCAGTCATTGAAATCGTGCCTGTGCCTGTCCCTGCGGTTGTGGTAAAACCTGTGGGAACAGCGTTGTTAAATGCAGTTGTTGTGGCGGCTGGGCAGACTAATGTTCCACCATTAAACGTAAGATTCTTTGTGCCTGTGGCAGTTGTAAAAGAAGTTCCAACAGTATATGTAAAGCCATTTAAATCTAATGTGCCGTTGGTTAATGTTGTTGCTACGCCTGTCCCTGTTGTTAGCGCATCTTGTAAAGTAACCGAACCACTCGGACTGTTAATTGTTATCGGTTGAGTAAATGTTTTAGCGGCACTTGTGATTGTTTGTGTTGTACGCCCAATATACGTAATTGTTGCAGTACCAGATAATGTAGTACCAGTACCATTTATCCAGTTTCCACAAATTAATGGGAAAATTGAACCTGTAGCCAACGTCATGGTGTTTGACGTTCTCAACGACATATCAATCGTGCCAATGTTGTAATTGGCATTAACAGTTGTCGTAGAACCAGATGCAGGATATGTAGCCGCAGGAAATACCGCAGTATCTTGCGCTAATGGAAACTGAGTTGCATCTAATGCGCCACCTGATGTAGCAGACCAAGAACCTGAGCCTGTTGCACCCCAATCAGCAGAACCTGTTTGCCGATAAAACACAGTCTTAGCCGCAGGGAAAGTAATACCGCTGTTGCCTTTGGCATCCCCAAGTCTTGTTCCAGAAGCAGGGGAAGCCGCGCCTGCAATAGTTATATCTCTAAAATCTGTATCAGTTAAAGATACTGCCGCACAAGTTAGTGTGCGAGTCGTGTTAAATGCGTTAGAAGAAATCTGTATTCGGTATGCCGATGCAGTACCCGCACTAACTGTAAATGTTCCGTTGATTGTTTGGTTTGCGCTAAGACTTAATACGCAAATACCAATAGTAGTCGGACCAGTTAAAGATAAATTATTGAATGTATTTGCGCCAGTTATTGATGCTGAAGTTTTTGCGGCAGAATTAAATGCTACGTTGCGATAAGTTAATCCACCACCAGCAAATGTAGCACCTATGTTAGAAAGATTAATTGTTGATGTTCCAGCATTTAATGTTGCATTAGTGCTGGTTGCCATATCCCAAGCAGAACCACTTCCACTTAAAGCAACTGTAGAAGCATTTAAATTTATTGTTCTTACGTTTGAATTACTAGAAGAAAATTGAAAAGCAGTTACAGAATAATTTCCTGATGATGAGGTGTCAAATGTGCCATTTACTATTTGAATAATATTAGCGCCAATATTTAATGCACTACCAAGTGTCCAAGCACCACCAACGCCATTAAAAGTAACCCCAGCACCAAATACAACGCCATTAGTTGTTACAGTTTTACCAGTTGTCGTAGCATTAAATGTGGTTGTGCCTGTGTATGTACGGCTAAAGTTTGTGGCTTGAAATGTAAGACTGCCTGATACTGTTAATCCAATACCCGAACCAGCAAGGGTCATCGTTCCATCAAGACCTGACGCTGTAAAGTCATTACAGACCCTTGGCGAATTTGCCATAGTGACTGTAAATGCAGTCGCTAATACATTTGAGTTTGCATCAAAGAATACGTTATCTGCCGCAGTTGGGACAGATGCACCGCCAGCCCCACCTGATGACGCAGACCAATTGGTTGTGCTTGTGGCATCCCATGTGCCTGTTCCAAGAACCCAATATCTGTCTGCCATTAGACCTCCTCAATAGGAGGCGCAGTAATTACAGCAATCCAGTTATCAAACCTTTGCTGTTTCATTGCTTCGATCTCAGCATCTGTAAACGCATGGTTATCTTCTAAGACCAAAGCATCGGAGAATGTGCCGTACTGCGATGAAAAAGAAAAGTCAATCTTCATGTTGCTTGGAACACGCCGTTAGTGCCGTCTAAAGTTACAGTGACTGTTTCGCTTGCCGCTACAGCTTGGCTTGATCCGTAGTCCCAATAAGCCACGTTTGTACCTGTTGTTGAATCAGTCAAAATTGCGTATTGAAAACTAAAGCCAGCACCAGACGCTGTCCAAAGCGTTGGGCTTGCCAATACCAACTTAAACGTGCCGCCAGTTTGCGAGGCACTAGTTGTACTAGCCGCATTACCGCCAGTTGTGTAGCCATTACCGTTTGCAACTTCGGTAATTGTCCCCGCAGCTTGGTTTACCGCTGTGGCTAACTTGATCACCCATGAGTCTGAACCAGAATTGATACCTTCAAACAAGTTCTCAATTGCTGGTTGAAATTTGTTGTACGTTGCCATAGTAAATCCCTATGCCAAGTATTTGAGTTTGTAAAGTGTGCGAAGATAAATTTCAATGATGTTATCAATAAGCTGTTGCAATGACGAATCTGACTTGTCTGCAACCTTATACCGAGCTTCTTCAATTTCAGCCAACGAGCTTTCTAAAAACTCAATGATGTTGGAAGTCTTCTTTGCCGAATGCAAAGTGATGGGGCCAATCAAACCATGACGGCCTTGGTAGGCTTCAGCAAAGTCATCTGCCGCGCCAACAATTCGGTCATAGAAAATGTTAAGTGCTTCGTGCTTGCTAAAGCTGCGGGTGTTCAAGTGCACGCTGTGCGCCACGTCCCGTGCTAGAAACAGCAAGCCTAAAAAATCAGCGGCTTTCATTGTGGCATTCCCATTTGTTGTTCAGGTGGCATCATCTCTTGCTCAGGTGGCATCATCTCTTGCTGGGGCATCTCAGGCATTTCATTGATCATATTTTGCGACTCCATTGCCGCAGCGACCACGCCCATCGCAATATCTTGAATCTGTTGCTCAGTCATGCCAGCTTGCACCGCAGCAATTCGCTTGGTTTCGGCTTCGTACATCTTAACTTCAGCTTCAAAATCTTTGCGCTGCATCTCCTGCGCTTCAATGGATTTGCCGACGTTTTTAAGCATCTCATGCAGTTGGTCAAGCTCTTGACCCATTGCTTGCATTTGCTGTTCTGCGGCTTGTAACTCTGGCGGCTTGTCGCCGTCTTCCATAAGCTTAGGATCAATGGTCTTGGCAAACCGTTTGGCCATCTCTTGCGCGCCTGGCCAGTCCATGTTTTTCACAAACAGGTCACCGGCCACAGACCACAGTTGCGGGTTACCCTGCAACAGTTGAGCCATTGCTTCCAACGCCTCTTGGCGCTTGGTTGCGTAGCCTGGGCCTGTCGCCACCACCACGTCGTACTTGCCGACGCTTGGGTTGTAGATTTTTTCAATTACCACGTCGCCTTGCATGATCTTGTTGACGGCTTCAGGCTGGTCAGGGTTTAACTTGACCATGTCAGTTTCGCCGTCCACACCAATGATGCGGGCCACGCGCTGGGTGTCGTACACCTTGGGGATCAAGTCCACCAACTGGCGCACAATGTGGCGCACACCACGGGCCAAGTTGTCGCCGTAATGGTAAGTGCCCACATCGCCTTCGCGCTGGCGAGCCAAAATGGCTTTGCCGCTGCGCTCGTTGGATGTCATACCCAAAGATGCGTTGTATTGGCCAGTAGACGCTTTGATGTCTTCAGATGCACCAGCTTTGGCCTGCAACAGACCACTGGACGCCATTGGCGGCTGGGCACGGGCAGGCAACGGCAACACCGCACCTTGGCCGTCGGTCACGTCTGGGTTGACTTCCAAATACGGCCAGTTGGTCGTGTTGGCTGTCTTCCACTGAGTCTCGTACCCTTCAAACTGGCCGCCGTAGCCAATAAACGGTGCCTTGGGTGCCAAGGCCAGCATCTCGGCTTCTTGGCTTACCCAGTAGTTGTACATGCGCTGGGCATCTTTGGCGTTACGCACAAGGCCAGACACATACAAGCGGCCATCGACCTCAAACTCATTGCCAACAATGCGAACTACGGGGATGTATTTCCCCGCCCAATCACGTTCTTCAAGAATTTCATACCCGTTAATCTTGCAGTATTTAATTTTGACACGATCAGATTCACGAGATTTTTTAGGTTTGCCATAAATTGCTTTCAGTTGTTTGTCCTCTGGGGTGCCTTCAAATGCGGTCACGTTCCCAGGGTACAGGTTAAGCGTTGATCTATCGTAGTCTACGTAGTAGTAATCAGCAACGCGAATGGTGTCTTCGGTGAGCCATTGACTCAAATTTTGGTCGCCCACACCCAGCGTTTGCAAGGTGGTGATGGGCGCGGAGTCGGGGTACATCCGCTGGTATTCGTCTTTGGTGATGTCTTCAGTAATGAAGCACCAATTGGCGTCCGCGCCGGTCGGGTCTTGGATCGTTGGATCCATGTAGACGCTGAATGAGTTGCGAACACGGCCAATCTTGATGTCTTGGTCAAACGTGTTTTCGTCGCAATATTCGGTCAGGATGCGGATGTAGCCTTCGCCGTAGGAGACTTGGTTTTCACACGCCGTATCGTAGGCGACGTCAGCATCGCTGATGTATTCGATGTGCCTGACCATGCCGTTGAAGATTTCTGCGACTTCAATGTCTGCGTGGTCATCGGCTGGAATAACTTTGCCACTTGGGCGGTTTTGCCTTTGGTCATTGGTTACTTGTCTGACGTGCTGGGGTAACTTATTAATCGTCAGGCACGGTCTGGCGTTGATTGTCTGACCTTGCACAGCGCCACGGGTGGCCAGCACATCCGCTGGCCATTGCCAGCGATTGTCGGGTGAGCCAGCGTAGAACTTCAGATCATCAATCTCATCTTGACGAGACTCAGACAGCGCGCCGATCGCCATGTCCAAACGCGAGCGAGCAGTCGCCAAGACATTGGATTCTGAGCCTTTTTGCTTGCCGCCGTTGGCCACAGCACCGGCTGCGGCTATGCCTGTGTAATCCATTATTTTTTCTTCGCAGTTTTAGCTGAGTCTTTGAAATCTTTGGCTGTAGGCGCTGCCTTAGAGCCAACTTTGTTCATCTTCTCGCCGGAGCCCGCTTTGATACGTGCTTGCTTTGCGTGGATGTTACTATACAAACCAGGTTTAGTTGCCATTTTATGATCCCATCCATGATGCGTTGACTCCACCGCCTTGCGCGTTCACGCGGCGGGTTGGCTCAACATATTGCCGATGTGCTACAGGAAACGCAAATGTAACAGCAATCGCGTCAGCTGCGTCGGGCGACGCCAACCCACGCGACTTCATGTCCTTCTTGGACTCCAAGAAAATCGTGCCTCTTGAGTCAGGCTTCATCATAGGCGAAATCAGATCCGTTTTCAAGAACCTATCGTTTGGAATTGCCGCCGTCTTGAGCCAATCGCGCATGTCGCCCCACATCTGCGCGCGCATGTTGCCGTACATGATCGGGTTCTTCGCCTTATTCCCAAAGTTCACGCCCTTGATCTTGTACCGCTGCTCTTTCAGCCTGTCCACAATCCCCGCCCCGAGGCCGCCTTCGTCGATCACCACCAGCGTCGGCTTGTACTCTTCAATCGCTTCGATCACATGCCCGACCACCGTCATGGTGTCGTCCCCACGGTGGCGCATGATCTTCACAATGTCCCGCCCCTGCCGCACCGCGATGACCGTTGCATCCGCTCCGAACCGTGCGGGGTCTACACCGATCACTATCGGCGCACTCTGATCCTGGTATTTCGTCCGCTTCATTGCGTCGTCCACCAAGTTGGCCCCGATAAACTGATCGTCACCCGCGTTGGGGAACTGACCGTACACCTCAACGTGCGCCTGCGCCGAGTCTGGCCCATATTCCGC